GGTGCTTACCAAATCAATGTCGGTGCGGATCGAAGCTTTTTTGACTTCGGTTGGGGAACTGGAACGTGGAGCGCAGGTACGTGGGGAACTGCCCGAACAGTGGTAACTCAACCGACCATCTTTGCTCGCATTTGGAAGTTTGATCAGTTTGGTCAAGTGCTTATTATGCAAGCTGTCAATGGTTCAATCTATAACTGGGACCCAGCCTCCGGCACAGACCAAAGAGCGACAGTGGTTTCAGGAGCGCCGACCAAGAGCACCTTTGCCCTTATATCCTCACCCGATAGGCATCTAGTTTGCTTCGGCACGGAAACAACCGTCGGAACTCCGTCAACACAAGACCCTCTTTTTGTCCGTTTTTCGGATCAAGAGAACATCAACGATTTCGTGGAAACCGCTATCAACACAGCAGGCGGACAGAAGCTCTCTGACGGCAATCGAATTATGACAGCGGTCCGCTCTCGCGGTCAGATACTTATCTTCACAGACACGTCGCTGCATGGAATGCAGTATATTGGCCCTCCTTATACGTTTGGCTTTAGCCAGTTAGGCAGTAATTGTGGTGCTCTAGGGCCGCATGCAGCCGTGGATGTGAACGGCCTGGCGCTTTGGATGGGACCGGAGGCTTTCTATGCTTTCGATGGTACGGTCAAGAAAATACAATGCACAGTGCAAGACTATGTCTTTAGCGACATCAATCTGGTCCAAGAAGATAAGGTCTATGCAGCTCTAAACACGGATTACAACGAGATAACTTGGTTCTATTGCAGTGCCGGCTCGGACTTTGTTGACCGCAATGTCACCTACAATTACTTGGAAAGCGTCTGGTCAGTAGGCTCACTGGCACGCACCTCATGGCAGGATGTGGACACCTTCGAGAAGCCCACGGCCACCGAGTATTTGAAAGACAGCACAGCGGCCACTCTGACCACTATATATGGCCTAACAGCAGGGCGAAGTCTGGTCTACAGGCAAGAAGATGGCTACAACCAAGCGGATGGCACTGCAGTGTCAGCGGTCATTGAGTCGGGTTATTTTGACATCGGCGACGGTGATGACATGCTGTACATGAAGCGATTCATACCGGATTTTAAGGACCAACAAGAAAACTTGACGGTGAACCTTTTGCTGCGGCCATACCCGCAGGCAACGGCTAATCCAAGCTCGTTGGACCCTTACGTCATCACGCCGACTACTGAAAAGGTGGACACCCGCGCACGGGGCAGGCAGATCGCTATTAAGATCACAAGCACGGACGTAGGAGCTTGGTGGCGATATGGAACACTTCGCGTGGACATACAACCGGATGGACTCAGATGACAAAAATCACAAATGTTCGTTTACCCAACGCAGCTCAGGGCGAGTACTCTCCGCAGCAGTTCGACCAGCTTGTAAGGTCTCTGGAGCAGATTGTGCTGCAATTAAACGCCTCCTATACGCCGATAGTGACTCAGCAGAACAGCAATAAACGCGCTTGGTACGAAGGATAACTTATGGCCGACAAGTACTTACGGCAATCTCTGATTCCCGCTGCATCCACTGAGACCACTATCTACACGGTTCCGGCAGCGAACTCGGCGATGATACGGTCACTGCGCGTGACTAACGCCAATGCGTCTTCGGCGGACATCACTGTTGTCCAGAATAATGCCGGTAGCGCCACGGCTCATTATCTATACAAAGCGCAGGCTTTGGCGGCAGATGCGACAGTCGATGTGTTCAATGGCATACCGTGTATTTTAGAGGAAGCCAACGTCTTAAAAGTTACGTCAACACAAGCAGATACGACCTTTTACCTCTCATATTTAGAGGTTGATAGAAACTAATTAAATCGCCATACTTGGCGTAATTTCGTGCATATGGCACGCGACCCTGTGTGGTCCCAAACTCAATTAAGGACTGAATCATGGCTGACGCGATGCCGGGTGCTGCACCCGCCCCCACAATGGAAGATTTTGCTGCTTTTGAGCAGATAAGGCAGGAAGTCTCTCCGTCTGAACTTAACGAAACCCTACTGGCTACGGCGGCTGAAGCCGATCCGATGGCCGTGGCCGAGTTCAAATCAGAGCTGCGGGACTTAGACCTCCCTGCTGAAGTGCTCGATGCCCTCGACGACATGGTAGATGAAATCCTAGCCTCGCCTGAACGCTACGCTGAGATTCGAGCACATTACCTCACACAAGATATGTCCGAAGAGCTGTTGCCTGAAGCTTTTGATCCAGAGTTCTTTGGTGCGTTGAACATCGCCCTTGATGAGATACGAGCCACTAGCGGTGGACCGGCCAGAGCACCACAGGGTTTTGCCCACGGCGGTATAGCAAGTCTGGGCCGTAACGGCGACACGATGTTAGCTCACGTTACACCCGCTGAGATGCGTATGCTCAAAGATAAGGGCGGCGCTGGCACAATTAATCCCAGAACAGGCTTGCCTGAGTTCTTCTCTCTCAAGAAGGTATTCTCGAAGATAGGACGAGCAGTTAAGAAATTCGCACGATCTACTATAGGTAAGATTGTTATCAGCACGGCCCTTTTTATGATCGCCGGACCGGCGGCAATCGCTCTGGGTATGACAAACCCCATCGCCATAGCCGCTGTACAAGGATTTGTCGCAGGGACAGGCAGCTCTTTAGCTGCAGGTGGAAGCCTAAAGGATTCTTTAAAAGCAGGAGCTATTGGCGGAATTACGGCAGGTGCGGTCCAAGGCGTGAGCACTGCCCTCGGCGGCCCTTCGCTCCCCGGCCAAGACAAACTAGTCTCCGGCGCAGATGCGAGTACTTTAGCCGGTGCGCCTGTCGAGCTTGGAGCATCGGTTACAGCTCCTACCGGTCTTGAGACTACTAGCCTTACAGATCAACTAACTTTAGGAACGCCTACAACACCCGGCAAAGCTGTACCAGATATGGCAGGGAAGATTATAAGACAAGACCTCATGCCCCCGGCTGTAGACACGAGCGCATTAACCGGCCCTCCTCTTTCGGCTAACCCTGTTGCAGATATCATAGCGCAACAAAAACCTACCTTTACTACTCCGCCGCAGGTTGACACGGGTGGTATTGCAGGTCTTTCAGGAGGAGCCCAAACGAAGGCCCTGACCCCACCACCGCCCACATTTGGACAGAATGTCAAAGACATCTTCCTGAATGACACACTGCCTGACAGTAGTCGCTTTGATAGTTTTAAAAGTGCATTCTCGCCCACTGCGCGTAAAGCGGCAGGAGAGGCAAACGCACAATTGGCAGGGCGAGAGGCCAGTCAGCAAGTATATGCTGATGCATTACTTGATGGGATAGCACAGCCACGGTTAGACCCTTACGTTAGAGCAGCGGCGAGTAAAGCTTCGGAAAGTGCCGTCCTAGCCAATACTCCGAACATGGTATCTAACTTTCTCCCTGCCGCTGTAGGTGCAATGGGTGTAGCGGGCCTTGCTGGTGCTTTCGACACGCCTGAGTCAGAAATGCCTGATGGCTTTGAAGGCTTTATGAATAGACGCGGTAACCCAGAGCGCTATGCCTTAAACTTCGGCGGAGTCAGGCCGATGGGATCGTCTGGCTACACAACTTACACACCTCCACCGTATGTACCACCTACATACAACGCGGCCCAAGGCAGTGGCCCGTCTGGCGTGGCTCAAGAATTTCCACGCATGGATGGGCCTATTAATGGCCCCGGCACTGGAACCTCGGATGACGTTCCGGCAATGCTAAGTGACGGCGAGTTCGTCTTCACAGCTAAAGCGGTGAGGAACATGGGCCAAGGATCACGGCGCAAGGGCGCTAAGAAGATGTATGCCTTGATGAAGAAATTGGAAGGGACAGCATAATGGTTGATACCACTTACAGCAGTAGTATAGCTCGTGAAGCGCCGGAGATTGAAGACAGACGTTTAGCGCTGATGGATCAGGCAGCGAAACTCTATAGAACGCCGATGGGGTTGCCTTTTGTAGAGGCGGCGGGTCTTTCTGGCACAGAGCTGCAGGCGATAGACTTTGCCAAGCAGGGCGTAGGATCGTTTGAGCCTTATATCCAAGCAGCCTCCCAAGGCGTTAGCCAAGGCATGGACCTGACCCAACGCGGTGCTTTAGCAGCAGGCGCGGTTGACACTGCAGATCAGTATCAAAAAGCGCAAGACA